CCAACTGAATCTTTTGTTAACCTCATTCTTGCAACAACCGCTGGATTAACGAAAATTGCTGTTGGCATACCGAAAGCAAGTTCAGTTTGAAGTGCTACCGACTCAACAACGTCGTAATCTGAAGGTGAAACGATTGATCCAGCCAAAATACCAGCTGACCAAGGTGTCGCAAGGTTGAAAGCGCCGTTCAAGTTATCACCAAGGTTGTCACCATTGAAGAAATTGTTTTCAAGAACGATATCCAAACGCTTCATTAAATTGTTTTGAATGTAAGAAATCAACTGCGGCAAGTCAGACATCATTTCAGTTGTAACTTTTCCGTAAACAGCGATTTTCTTAACGTTTGCTGTTCTTTCTTCGTAACGAACTGACGCTTGTGGTTTTTCAGCACCTTCAGCTAACATTATTGGATTTCCTTGTTCGTCAAGTTCTTCAATCCACAAAGCGCGGTTTCCTGAAGTTGATCCAACAGAAACATTCGCCAAATAACGCAATTCGCGTTTTCTTATTGGTGAAATTATTCCAGTGTTGTCAGTAATAGTTACTTGTGTTGGACCAGCACCGATTGTGTCGTCAACTGACATTGTAACCGCAACTTTAATAGCTGTATCTTGTTTTCCAGCAATTGCTTTTTGAATGTCAGCTTCAGCGCCTTTAAATGCAACAGCCAAAGCTTGACCGATTGTTTTTGAACCTTCAACTTTCGCTGGTGCTTCTTTCAATCCTTTCAAATCAACAGCAACGCTGTTCAATTCAGCTTTCAATGCTTCAAGTTCACCTGAAGTTTCTTTTTTAGCGTCAGCAATAGCCGCTTCAATTTCAGCTTTTCGAACGTTTAATTCGTGTGCTTTTTTTTCTGTAAGGTAAGTCGCTTGTTCAGTCATTGACATTGCGCTTACTTCTTCAATTGTTTTTTCTACAAACATTTTCTTTTTGTTTTTAGAGTAAATTAATAAATAAACTATTTGGTTTTTGAGTGTCAACGATTGACGGCTCATTTTTTTGAGTGTCATTAACTGACGGCTCAATATTTTTTTCTTCTATTGAAAGAACTGGTGTTGCGTAATTTGAACCCATAGGAACAGCCGAACCTTCAAGAAGTTTAGCTTCAAGAACTGGATAAAAATAACCTTTTTCTTCAGCGTCTTTTCTGTTGACAACTTGGTCAATGTACTTGTTCCAAACTTTAAATTCTTCAGGATAACGTTCGTCGTTCACCGCAAGTTCGACTTTAACGTAACGCATACCAACTGAATGGTTTTTAACGTAGCCGTTTTTATATTGCTCGAACATGAATTCATTTCTTTCTTCAGGAATTTCAACGTCAAAAATAAGCGCTTGTGTTTGACCAGCGGCTTTGATTCCAACGCTTGACCAGTCTAACAATTCAAGTGAAGTTTTAATATTGTCTGAAATGATTCCTTCGAACGTCATGTTATGTTCTTGAAGCAAATACAAAAGGCGTTGTTCCTTTAATGTTTTATTCCAAAGTCCGTCGATATGAACGTCAGAATGTGAATCCATGATTCGCGTTGTATTCAAAACAAGACGCGCTTTTAAACGCGTTGGTTCTTCAATTGGTTCGTCTGAATTATTGAACATAGGTTCGTCGTAACCATTATAAACAGCTTTTGAAGCGTCGTTTTTTTCGATTGTCGGTGTAAAATGAATCGCGTCAGTATGCTTATTTGACATTTTTTTTGTTGCAATTAACATTTCTTTGTTCGCAACAATGTAATCTATTTCTTCAGCTTTGCTGTTAAATTTTAGGTCGTTCATTTTTTAACAATTTCGTTGTTAATTACTTGTTTTTGCTTGACTTCTTTCAGCTTTTTTATTTCGTCCGCTGTCAAAATTACTTTTTTCATAGTAAAAATATTCTCACAAATGTAAGAATTTTCACATTTATTACTTAAAAAACTTAATTTTGTTCGAAACAAATATTTTTTTTGTATGGATTTCACACCTCTTTCACTTATAAATTCTCTTTTTGGTTTTTCGTACACCAAAACACCAAGAACACAAACAGCACAAATTTTAACTGGTCAACCGCAATGGTTGTCACCTGATTCGTGGGACGCTTACAACGTGTATATTACAACGCCGCAACTTTATGCTGTAATTCAAAGACGCGGTTATTTACTTGCTTCAGGTGTTTGGAAACATTATAAAAGTGACAAATTTGGAAACGTTCTTGAAGTTACTGATTCGCCAGTTGTAAAACTTTTAGAAAATCCAAATCCTTTGGTAAATGGAAATGACCACATTCGACAATGGAACGAAAATAAATGTATTTACGGCAATAATTACGAATATATTCTTCGCGGTTTGCCTACTTCATTTCCGCAAGGTTTAACAAATTTACCAGCGGCACAAATGCAAATCAACGTTTCAGGCAAATGGTACGCACAAACGACTATTGAAGGAATCATAACTGGATATGAATTTCTTGACGGAAGCGGCGTAAAGTTTCAAACAAATGAAATTAATCAAACGCGTTATGTTTCTTCAAAGAATCCAGTAAAAGGTGAAAGTCCAATGACCTCATTATTCATGCCTATTTCAAACATTCGCGGCGCGTATGGTTTTAGAAACGTTATAATCAACAGAAAAGGTGCGCTTGGTATTTTATCAAATCAATCAAAAGACCAGTCAGGATCTATTCCGTTGACTGAAAAGGAACGTCAAAGATTGAACGACGAATATCAACGTCTTTACGGAATTGAAGAAGGTCAAATGCACACAATAATGACGAACACCTCTTTGAACTGGCAACCAATGACTTTTCCAACGAAAGACTTAATGCTTTTTGAAGAAATAAACGACGACTTTTTAACAATCATTGACGCTTACGGATTGAACGCGAACATTTTCTCAAGACAAACTGGTTCGACTTACGAAAATTTAAGTGAAGGAATCAAACAAGCGTATCAATCAACAATCATTCCTGAAGCTGAAGAACTCGCAATGAATCGTTCGCAACTTTTCGGTTTGATTTCTAAAGGTGAATGGCTTGAACTCGATTATTCACACATTTCAGTTCTTCAAGAAAACGAACGTGAAAAAGCTGAAGTTCTTGAAAAGAAAGCGAACGCAATGAAAACACTTTCTGAACTTGGAATTTATGAAGTTGACGACCTCAAACAAATTATAAATCTTTAACCTACAACTAAAAACAGAAAGTTAAGTGATTCTTTCAAGTTTTGGCGCACCTTAAAAGTGCGCTTTTTTTTATTCTTGCCACAAATAAGGGTGAAACGAACGCGCCATTGAACAAAGACCTTCTAACGCGTCAGGTGCGTCGTCATGCGGTGCTTTTCCGTCAGCGGTAAATTCAAAAATGTTTTCAAGAAATTTGTCGTAATCTGAACCGATTTCAATATCGTTTCTGAAATAGCAATGCTTTTTCATAAATCCTGAAAGTTGAATGATTCGACCGATTTTATTTGTCGTTGCTCNAATTGATAAAAGCGTAATGTCGTCTTGAACTTTAGGCTGTAAAAGCGAAAGGTACATTGAACCGCCNAAGTTTGATTCAATACGAACAAATTCGGGTTTGTGTTCATTCAAAAACGACGCNGTCAAGTCAACGTTTATGTCAGTNCCTAATTTNGTAAAAACAACGTCTTGAATATAAATTCTATTTCCTACAATTGTGCCAACTGGAACAGCGTGATTGTCTTCACCAGTGTCGGCAACGTCAATGAAGGCAATTTTACCAATTGATTCAGACCAATCAACTTGCGCTGGATCGTAATAATTTAATTCTGAACGTTTGAACAACGCACCTTCTTGTTCATTTATCCAGCCACCAAGAACAACGTTTTTGTAAACTTCAGGTTCGTCAGCTTTCATTCGTTCGTAATCGCGCCGAATGTTTTCAGGAATGAATTTAGGGTTTACGTCAAGGTAACTTGAATGAATGTAAAGAACGTTGTCAACAACGCCGCAAAAACCTTCAGGAACGTTTTTTTTCTTGAATAGTTCTTTAAAAATCCAGTGTGTTTTTATTGTTGGGTTTAAAATAAGAATTGAAATGTTTCTTTTGTGGACCGAACGAATTGAATAAAACACTTTTTTAAATGTTTCGTAACTTGGAATTTCTTCAGCTTCGTCAACGACAAAACAATTGAAACCTGACAATGATTTTAAATTTGCTGTTTGTCCTTTTGATCCAGTTTTGATTCCTTTGAATGAAATTGAACCTTCAGAAACGCGTGAATCAATTCTAAACTGATTGTCAATAACTTTATTTTCGTAACCGAGTAATTCGATTTTGTCGCTTACTTCAGATTTGATTGAATCACCGATTGACGTATTTGTGAATCGACTATACAATACTTTCCAGCTTTTTTCGACGACACCTATTAAAGTTAAAAGCGCAACGTTGAAAGACTTACTTGAAGCGCGACCGCCAGTTAAAACAATCGTATCGACTTCGTTAAAAGAATTGTCGTCAAGAAGGTCAAATAAAGGTTCAAATTTATGACTGATTTCGATTTCATTCGGCATTTGAATTGAATTTCTTAAATGAAATAATTGGTGCTGTTATGTCGTTGCCGTTGCTGGTCACGTCAACCATTTGACGCGGCATACCAAAACGATATTTAAAAAACAATTCAACCGCCCATTTTTCACCAGCTTCAAGATTGTCTTTCAAAGCTTCAAAGGCGGTTTCGTCGAATGGTGTTAATCGTTCAACAAGTGCTTGTTCTTCGCTTCTTTTTTTTCTTCCAGCGTTGTCACGCGCACCGCCGTTGTTTTGTCTTTTGTCCATGATTGAAAAAAATTGAATATTCAAAGTTTTGTTAATCTTTTAACAAGTAAAATTATCAGATTCAGTGCAAAGATTCCAGCATAAACAAGAATCGTAAACACAAAACCGAAGAACAAAATTAGCAAGAACGAAACGATTGTTAAAATCATTACGCTGAAGTCGTCGCGTCGGTCGGTGTTGATCCAGTCTGTAAAGGTGTCAATTCGTCTTGTAAGAATAAAAAAGTGACTGATTCTATAAAGAACGTATAAAATCAAAAGTGCGAGTGTCGCGAATATTTCTTTTATTATCATTTTCTGTCGTTTTTAGGCGGTAATAAATAAACAATGAAGGCAACCATTAACACAACCGCAACAATTGCCGTCAAAGCGATAAATTTAATCAAATCGTTTATATTCGTAAATTCGGTCAATTGTTTCCAGTTTGCGTTGACTGATTGTTTTGTCTTCAAACAAATCTTTTTCTTTTCCAAATTTAAACTTTTTAAATTGAACTTCGATTTGTTGAAGTTCGCGGTCTTTTTTAGCTTCGAATTGTTTGGTCAGTTTGATTAACAAAAAAATCAACAATACGCACCAAATAGAAAAAAAAGTCATTTCTAAAAATATTCTTTTCATGTCGTCAAATTTTTAAAGTGTTGTTTTTTTAATTCGTTTAAATATTCCCAATGGTCAGGTCTTCTTGCTTTCCATTCTAATTTATTTCTGAATTCATTTTTTCGATTTTTTCTTGAATCAAAAATGTTCAGTCGGTGTTTGTTAGAAATTGAAATTCCAAATGCAATCATTTTTTAAAGGTTTTATTGTAGTATTTAATTGATGTATCTTCATTTTTAAATAACGTACATAGTTCTCCATTTTCAAAAGCTTGAATTATTTGCTCTTTTTCCATTTCCAGCGCTTTTGTATTTGCTTTTACAAAATCTTTTGTTGCGCTGGGTTTAATTGCTTTTGCTCTAATTAAAGCTAAAGTAAATTCTTCAATTGCTGTTTTCATCTTACTTTGATTTAAATGTTAAATAATAAATGCAACACGCCAAAAATTGCGAGGGCGTGAATGATTATTTTAAATAATAGTTTCATTTTACGGCGTAAAGTTTGTTAAGTGTTGTTGAATAAGTGTCAGCGCGAAATTGAAAAGCTTTGTTTCCGTCAAATTCACCTTTGCGTTTAAGCGTTGCTGTTTCAAAAAATAAATCTTTTGGAAGCCAACCAACAAGAAACGCTTTTGTAAGGTCTGAAAGAACGTAAACGAATAAATAAATATCTGTTTTCTGTTTCGTGTTTACCGCTGGAATTGTTGCGTTATGGTCCAGTTCAGGCGCGTTGTTAACTTTCTTTGTTTTTACGTCGACGCGTTTGTCATAAACTCGAAGGTCGTAATCGTAAGAACCGACATAACTGGCATTTAAACTTTCGCGATTATAAAAGTCAAGCGCGACGATTTCACCAACCGCACCATAAATTTCGCTTTTCCCTTTTGTAATTGAATTATTCAAATTATTGAAGGAATAAAGATTTTTTGCGCGTTTGATTTGGTTTTCTGAAATAAGTATTTCAATCATTTTTTAGGTTTTTTTTTGTTGTTATCAATCAAATCAGAAATTAAACCCATTGTTCGCGAAGTTATTGATCCAGTACCTTCAATAAAATCTTTGAACTTCTTCGAATTCGTGTTTCCTATTTCGCGCATTATTGCCGCTGGTGACATTCCTGAACGCGCCGCAAATTGATTGACGCGTTCAATGAAATCTTTTTCAAGTTTTGTTTGTTTGTTAATTCGCATTTTTAAAGAAATTTATTTCGTTAGTATTGACATTTTCACAAATTGTTTCAAGTGAATTATAATATTCTTGCGCCAGTTTGACGTAAATTCGAATCAATTCAAAATGTTCTTGTGTACATTCGACGCGGTGAATTCTTACGCGGTCGGCAATATTTGGAAACTTGCCTTCAAAATCAAATTCTTTTTCGACCTCAAGAAGAAAAGATTCAGGTATTTCGTCGCTGTAATTGTTTCCAGCTTCAACCCATAAAAGACGCGCTTGTTTAAAGATTAGTTCCGCTGAAGGATTCATTAACGAACGAATGACCGCACCAGCTTCAATTGATCCGTTTTCAAGTTCATTAATTAGCATTGCGTAACCGCGAATTTGCCATTCATAAACTGAAATGTCTTTGTCATTGTCGAAAAGCTTCAATCCTGAAGGCGACCATACGTTTTTTTGGTCAAAGACAAAATTCTTTACTTTCCAGTCATAACCCGACGAACAAATGAAATCGTTTTCAAGGTAGTTTTCAGGTGCTTTCGTTGCGAATGGATAACCAAGTAACGCACCAACCTGACGAATCGAACGTTCTTCAACCTCTTTGCCTTTTTCAATGAAACGATTTGTGAAACGAAAGCCGTAATCAAAACGTTCTTTCAAAAATTCTTCTTCAATGTACGTTTTCGCACCTTCAGAAAGTTTCGGTTGAAATGGCGTGTCACGCTTTAGAATTAATTCGTCGCGTTTTTTTGCTTGAATATCTGTCAGCTTTACTTTTTCCAATAGTGTTGAAAGTTCTTTTTGTTGCGCCTCGGTCAGACGTGACGCGGTTGGAAGTACCGCGCCAGTCATTAAACGACCAAAAGAAGAACAACGAAATTTTTTAGTCTTCATTTGTAAGTTCATTAAGTTGTTCGTCAGTTAAATCAAATAGGTTTGAAATGTTTTCGGCTGTTGTGTTTCCAGCTTTAATTTCGGCTTTTGCTTTCAATAGTTCGGTGTTCGATATTGTCGGCAAAGCTTCACCAGCGTCAACGTAATCAACGTCGTTAGTTTCAAAATCTGTAACAACAGCTTGATCCGCAATATTTGCTTTCTGAATTTCAATTGAAAGAATTCCCCATTTTGAAAGCGTGTTCTTCAATAGTGCTTTCATTGCCATTGCGTCAAAGTCTGACTTCCAAGGTCCGTTGTTGAACGTTTGAGAAAAACGTTTTCCATGTTCGGCGGCTTGGTCTTTTGTCCAGTAAGTCGTTTTTTCAAATCCGTTAATCAGTTTGAAATAAGCCGCGTAACCGATAACCTGACCTTCAGGCGCAAGGTTAAAGTCAGCGTCAAGTTCTTCGTGTAATGCGCTAAAGCTTTTGAACTGATTTTCGTAAACTTTTACGACGTTAATTCGGCTATATTGACCAGTGCGTTGCGCCAATTGGACATAACCTTTCCAGCCCATTTGAAATTGTGCGTGACCTTTGTACGGAACGATCCAAGCAAAACCCAAATTTTGGTTAATTGGAAGGTCAAGCGCGGCGGCTGTCATTGCGGCGTTATAAACTGACATCGGTTCGGCTTTTGATAAAAGCGCGTTGTTCGACGTTACTTGTAAAACTGAAGTAACGAATCCAGTTGCGCGGCTTCCAAGTAGTTCATTCATTTTGGATTTTACCGCGTCTTTTTCGAAGATTGACTTCAAAGTTAAATTTGACATTTGTTTGTGATTTTTGGTTAATAAAAATTTTTAGTATTTTCGTGGGTTTTTCGAGCGTAAAGTTTTTAAACTCGCAATGTTTTGAATTCTTTTTTCGTTCAGCATACCGCCAAAAGTAAACTGGATCGCTTTGACGCTTTCATTTTCAAGAACTGAAAAATCATTGTCAAGACTTGAAAAGGTAACGCCATTCGTCGAATAGGAATAAATTGACGCTGAAGTACATTTGTTTTCGATTGAAAGAATAAATTCACCGAAAGCTTTCAACGTGTTGAACGATTGCGACACTAAAGGGGTTTGAACCTTTAGCGATTTGTTAGTAATAACTGATTTGTTTGCTTTCAACCAGTTTTTAAACTCGGAAATTGTCATTGAATTCATGTCGTTTTGTTTAAATGTTTCAGCAAAGATAATTAAACTTAATTAATATCAAACATTTTTTTTAATTTTTTTTTCAGACCGCAATAAACTTGAATTGTTTTTTTACGCAATGGTCAACGTAAATGCGCGAAAAAATCTTTTGCCAACTCGGAACAAGTTCAAATTGATTCTTTTCAGCGGCTTTTTGTCTTTGAGCAAACTCGATTTTGGCGCAACGCATGAATTCATTTTTGTCTTGTTGACTGAAACATTCAGAAAAGTTTCTCGCGATTGCATCAGCGTGAAATTCGTCACCGATCCAGTGACCAGCTTCAAGCGATTTCAAATAAATTTCTTTTGCTTCTTGTCTGAACAAATGTTCCTGACGAATTGACTGAATTTCCTTTTCGTTTTTCTGTCGAATTAAATCAATTTCGTTCAATAAAATGACTTTGTTCTTCCAATATTGCGAAATTGGTTGGAGTAATTCGTCACGCGTTAGCGTTTGATAGGCTTTTTTTTCGATTACAGCGTATCTAAAAGCATTTTGAATGTCTGATATGGTTATACCATTAAAACGTTCGCAAATCGACGCAAATGAAATATTCCAAAGTTCAGGTGAAAGGTTTTCAGCGCGAAGACCAAACAAAACTTCACAGCTTGAAATTAAAATTCGAAGACATTCTTCACGCGATTCTTCAACTTTCGACGATTTCGACAGCATCAAAGGCGCTGTTATCTTCGCCATTGTGTGACCTTTGGCTGTCAACTGGTTCATTATTTCCGTAAAGAACTCTTTCAATATAGCTTCGCTTTCGTTCTTCGTTGTTAATTGGTTGTTGTGTGTTTCCATTTTTGTTTGTGTTTAAATTATTGATCCAAGACGCGTCGAATCCTGACCAGCTTCTTTCGACGCAAATTCTTAAAATTTCATTTGGTTGCAAATTTGATTTTTTTATTTCACGAATAAAAGCTTTCAAAGCCGTTTCAGTATTCTTTGCTTTTTTTGCTTTACGGATTGACAGCCATTCGTCAACCAGTTGTTCGTCAAAGTTTAAATTCAAAAGTTCATTTTTAAAAGAAAAAGATTTTTGAAGCAAAGCGACTTTATTCTTCTTCGTTTCTTCTTCTTCTTCTACTTCGTTTCTTTCTACTTCAAGCGGCGCATTGCTGACAATTGTCCGCGCGTTGCTGTCAAGTTGCGGAAATTTGCTGTTCATTGTGCGCAAACGTTGACCAAAGTCGACAATCTTTAAATATTTTTTTGAATCAACTTCGTATAAAATAATTATTCCAGCTTCGACGCAATCGTTCAGCATTTTTTCCACAATTGATTGTTTAATTTCTTTCAGCGGAAACAACGCCGCTTTTAAAAGTTTTGTGTTTCCATGAAAACAACCAAAGTCGTCAGCTTTCATTATCAAACGCGTAAAGAAAACTTCAGCTTCAAAATTTAGCGCGTCAACGTTTTCAGAAAATGTCCAGTCGCGTAATATTCGGTTTGCCATTTGTTAAAAAATTAAATAAAAAAAGCCTGACCAATTTACTTGCGGCTTCGACTTCGCGTTCAATTAATCAGGCAATAATATTTTCAGTTACTATATTGTCGAAGCGTAACTTTTGCAAATATAAAAATTATTTCAAAGTCATGTACCAGTCAATGAATGTTTTTGTTTCCTCAAAACCAACCGCGAACGTTGCGAAATAATTCATTTCGTTTAACTGGTCAATTGTCCGCTGTTGATTTGCCAAATGTTCAGATTTCAAAAGACAGCCGTCTTTCTTAAATGGTGACTTTGCTTTTAATTCAAGAAACAATCCATTGAATTTTGAATTTGGTTTAAAAATTATAATGTCAGGACAATGAAAACCGCGTTTTTGGATTGTTGAATTTCTGACGCGTTGCGGAATTGTCAATTGTAAAAATGCTATTGTGTCGCTTAAATATAAAACGTCTTTGTATTTTAAATTTAGATAGTTACACACTTGCTTTTGAAGCTGAAATTCAGGTTGATTTTTCATGTCGTTTTTTTTAGTTCTTTAATCTGAATTTTTAAATTTTCAATTTTAAAATAAACTCTCGAAATATTTCTCCATTCTTTAACATAAACTGGCGTCAAAATTTTTTTGTTTCGTTCTCCAATTTTTATAATATGTTTTATTAAATTGTCGGTTGTAAAATCTTCAATACTTTCAATTCCGTAATATCTGCGCACAAAATCAAGTCTTTTAAATCTTTTGTGTCCAAGTTCTCCAAGTGTGATAATTAATCCTTTTTTTGACATTTTAATTGCCAAATCAAAGCAATCATAAGCACTTCCGAAGGGATCTAAATCTATTAAATCAAACTTGCAATTTTCATAATATAGTTTATGAACTAATTTTTCAGCTTTTTCGGAATAATAACTATTTAATTTTTCATTTTCGTCATTCGTGTAAAGTTCATCAACCTTATCTTCATAAAAAGAAGGATATCCACTAAACAGATCAAGTACCGACTTTGGTTTTATTTCTATTAAAAAAAGTTCATTAGTGTAATATTTATCTTCTCTATGATTAACGTTATAAGTAGCACCATTTTTTTTTGACATTCTTTTTATTTTAATTGAAACTTGTGTTACATCTCTGTCAATACATTCTGCAATTTGCTTTGTATTAAATCCTTTTTCTTTTAACATAAAAACCCAATCAATTTCTTTTTCAGTCCATTTACGCGGCTGAAATTTGGTTAATCCTCCGTTCTTCGTGTAATCTCCTTTATATTCGGAAGGCATCAAATAAGGATTATCAAAAATGTTGTCTAATAAAATATTATCAGAATTGTTATTTTCTTTTGGTTCTGTAAATGTGATTTTTTTCATATCATTTTTTTTGCATTACTAAAATTGTGAATTTATTGTTTGCTGGATTGTGACAAATGAAGTGTTCAAACTTTTTGCCATTGATTGCGTTTTGACTTGACGTAACGTGTTGAATCGTTCCGAATTGTTCAATCGTAAGCGTTGCGCATTTGTCAAGGCGTTCGCCGTTTAAATAACCAACGATTTTGTAATCGTTTAAATTCATTCCAGTTGGTAAATAATGAACAGCTTCAGGAATGGTCCTGAAGCGTTCTTGTTGTGGTTCGGTGAATGTGATTTTTTTCATTTTTAGATTATTTTAATTTGAATGATATGTGACCTCTGTTGTAAGTTCCTGAAACCGACGCAACAATAGTTCTGTTATTGTGTTCAACAAAACAAATTTCTTTGTCCGAAGGAAAATGTTTTGTTTCTTTTGCAAAGATTGCCTGAAACAACTTATATTGTTTTAAACTAATAACTCTGTCACACCAGTCGAAACCAGTGTTTAAATCGTTGTAAATGTCTTGAAGATTATCAACTTTGATAAAACCTTTTTCGATTCGCTGGTTTTGCTTTTCTTCGTACCATTGAATCAGTAAAGTTGCAATTGTCAATTCAGTTTTCATATCGTTTTGTTTTGTGTTTTGCGTCTTATTGACCTTACAAAAGTAATTAAATTTAATTACAAACAAACTTTTTAATAATTTTTTTTAATTTATTTTTGATTTGATAATTAAACAACGTTTTCCGTTTATAATTTCCTCGCGAAAATCAGATTCACTTTCAAGAACTTCGAATGAATAATCGTAAATCGAACCAGCAATTGATTGACGTTCGTGTCGCTGGTGCTGTTTTGCCATTCCAAAAACTTTGTTCAATACAAATTCCAGTTCATTAAAAGAATTGAATTCAATTTCAAGCGTTACTTTTTTTCTTGTTGGTTTTTTCATTTGATTTTTTTTAAAAAAAACAAGGTCACACGCCGCAACGAATGACCTTCTTACCTACTTTAATCGAATTACGAAAAGTTGAATTTACGAATTTTTCAATGTAGTTATGTTCTAAATAACGCAAAGCAAGAATTTCGTTCTTTGAATGGTCTTCAGTTGCGTAAATGATAACGTCAGATAATGCGACAACTTGGTCAATTTTTTCTTTCAGTAACCAGTCAAAACCTTGAAGCGCGTTTAGGACGTTTTTAAGCGCATACACACAAGTCGAATGGTCTTTTCCAATATAGTCACCAACTTGTTCAAAAGTTGATCCTGAAGCGTATTTATACGCGATTAAAATTTGTCGCCAGTGAACAAAATCTTTTTTACGCGTCTTT